AAAATAATCACAGGCGAAGTATCTAAACCCATCGGCAGCATGAGATGCCCAATTATGTAAAGGCTTATCTGAATACACCTTTAGTTTAGTGTCAAACTTTCTCTCATATGCAGCGAGAGCTTTAATCCCCTGCTCACATTTAACTCGGTCAAACCAGCACTTGGGAATTATTTGCCGCACAGCATGTATATCCTCTGCAACATTCTTAGACCGAGGCATGATCTCGATATCTTCTAAGCCACATTCCCGAAGAAATTCAGTCCTTGTACGCCCTGTTGAAAGCTCGTGATGCTCGGCATCGTGTGGTAATTTGTGAGCGGAGTACCTGTAAGGTTTTGCATCAATCTGCTCCACATACCATTCCAGACCCTTTCCGTGTTCTTCCAAATAATCGATAACATGTATTTCCCTTCCTATTTCTTGAACAAACCAGATACTAGTAGAATCATTAAAGCCGAGATCCCAATAAGTAACAACAGGCACATGGCTATCATATGGTACCCCTGTAATACGCCCTTCACGTCTAGCTTCGTCAATATATCGTTGATAGTATTTCCCACTGGGGGCAGCGTTGAAATCACACAAGAACTCCTGTCTAAAGGCTTCATCGGACATTGTTGCCCGAAGCATTTTTAATTCGTCGGCACCAATAATCCCAGTAGTCTCTGCAGACTCGAGAGTAGTGAACCAATCATCAGGATTAGATAGTGCATAATCGTAGATATCCTTAAAAGCATTCTCACCTTTAGGAGTCCCAATAATTACTTCCCAACCCTTTCTATCTGAGATAGTAGGTAATAAAACCTTATCTCTAACATCAGGATGCATATCTGCATACTCATCTAGTGCATATCCATCAAAGTATAGACCCCTCATAGCATCAAAGTTCTCAGCACCGAAGAGATATATTTTACATATGCCTCTTGGATGTGGGAAAGATGCTCGGAGTTTCTGCTCATTGAACTTAACTCCAGGTATATCTCTTAAGTAATCCTTTAGATATTGCCAGGCTATGTTCTCAACCTGAGCCCTAGTAGTGGCAACATATCCAAATTGCGGATTAGTTAATGGCTCTCCAGTAAGAGGACACATAGCATCGAACTTAATCGCCTTATTAAGAAGGTGATTAATAGTCCAAACTGTCTTACCACCACGACGATGGAAGACTAATACGTTATGTCGCTTAGCTTGGATATGAGCTTTCGCTTGCCAATCCCTGGGCACATAACCTGTATGTATCTTCTTAACTTTTGGAGCTGCCATCTATCCTCTTATTTCTTCTATTACTTTTTCAAGAACCTCACAGCGCCTAACTACTTTACTATATGCTTCATGTGCGTCTACCAGTCTCGCTTGGTTTATCCTCTCGTTCTCCGTGTATATTTGAATATTACGGAGATGGACAACATCCTCTCTAATGTTGTAGTAAATAGAAACGGCAAGGAGTAACAAGAGGGTTAATGTGATAACTACCTCAATAGATATCACAGTACGTCCTCTTCAAGACCTAGTTCTTTAATAACTTTATCCTGCATCTTAGCTTTCTTCTTTACGTTACCGAGTTTGAGTTTAAGTTCTGATGCTACTACTCTTAACTCTTGTGGCTCCATAGCTCTGATCATAGGAATAGTAAGTTCACGACTCTCGTTTACTACTACTGTTACTATATCTTCCTTGATACTTGGCTCGGACTTCGGCTCTGGTTTCTTTACTGTAGGACTTTCCACTGATTTTGATTTCTCTGGATAAGTCATGTTCACCATCGATCCCCCTGGACCGATTACTCTTCTTACTCTTGCCATCTGATTTCTCCTTCAATTGTTTCTGTAAGGTTACTACTTCTTTCTCTAATTTGTCTAATCTATCTAATATCTCTTTGAACATCTGCATATACATCCATATTTCATCCGAATAACATCCACATATAAATTGTACTTGACTCTATAATATAATGGAACTAATATATTCTCAGTCCTATAGTCCTCGGGAATTCAAACATGCAGGCCCTCGAAACCCTCAGTTCAGAATAGTAAATAATTAATAACACGATACGCAATTTAGATCGTAGTTTTACTTTATATAATATGTATAAGTAAAAATACTAAATTGTCATTTGTATTGTGTTATTTGCTATTTTGAACTGAAAAGGTTCTTACCTTTTTAATATACAGTAGGAGTGACTACATCTTACACAATGTGAATAATATTTATTTAAATGATAAATTCTATAAAAGTGTATTTTTATAGGGGAGAGTTGTAAAGAGATTTTGTTTAGATACTCTAGAATTAGAAAAACTCTCATACGTCTACCCTCCCCTCCCCCCAGAACTAGTTGGGGGTCCCCACCCCCATCAATGCACTATCACTGCCTCTTACCCACATAATCAAAACGTATGTCATATGTAAATGAATATATTAATACCTGATAGCTATGGGCTAACCTTACATTATGACATATAGATGTATACAAATGGGTGAGGTAGAACCTCTAGGGAGCATACATGTGGGGCTAAATTTAGGCACCAAATGAGGAGGAATGAGGAGGTATGATTAGAGATATGTATAAGTGTAAGCTATAGGTATACACTACTAGTAAGCTAATAGATTACACTAAGTAGTCGAATAGTTTACACTCCCTTAATAAGTTTGATTAACCTAATAAGTGTTTGAGTACTCAAACAAATGTTCGATATCTCAAATTTTTACGATAGTTTACACCTTAGCTAATAACACCACCCTGTAAATAATACTCGATAACAAATAACATCGAATAAAGTGTCAACCAATAGTTGACAGGCACCAGTTTTTCCCGTACTTTCGTTACAAGTTAACTAATTAGTAGCTAACTAACACTAAAAAAGGACATAAAATGAGTGATAACTACAATGGTTGGAGTAACTACGAGACTTGGAACGTAGCTCTATGGATAGGTAATGATGAAAGTCTCTATAATATTGCTAAAGACTGTAATAATTATGACAGTTTTAGGGATATAGTAATGGGCTTCGAGAGTTCTACTCCAGATAAAGTTAGATACAATGATGATAGATTAGATACTAGGGAGCTAGATACTATGGTCGGTGAAATAGAATGAATATATTAAGTAATGGAATACCAATGTCATTCGATGAAATTGATCGTTATGACTTACCTATTGACCACCCACAAGAGGTCATTGGGTGTTTATTGTTACAAGTAATTGAGTTAGATGAATTAGGGGAGTCTTACGATGAATTACAAGATAAGTCTGATGATTGGGAAGAAAAGCACGATAACGAGCAAGAAAGAGCAGATATTGCAGTCGATAGAGCTGATGAACTACAGAAAGAACTAGATGATTGCGAGTCTAGGCAAGATTCTTTACAGGATATGTTAGACGAAACTAAAGACAAACTACTACTAGTAGAGGCTAGAATAACAGAACTGGAGTTATTAAATGGATAGGGAAGAGCTAGTAATTGAATTATTAAAATTGTGGTCAGATATCTATGAACTGGCTATTGATGAACAACAACTAGATAAATTACACGAAATGCAAGTGTTGTTATGGGATAACAAATGATTGATAAAGAAGAAATCGAGCCCGATTACCACGATGATTTTCTATGGATACCAGAGAGTCAAAGAGATACTAAGCAAGTCAATATTGACGATGTGTTAAGAAGGATAGAAGAAAATGAGAGTAACTAGAAAAGAAGTAGACTTTAAACCTATCACCATTACCTTAGAGACTAAAGAAGAAGCCGATTATATTTGGCATCTACTAAATGTGGGAGATCCTTTCAAGGATTACTCGGAGCAAGAGAAAGCGGAGAAACTAGATGAGAAAGTTGGTGGTGAGATATTCAATGTCTTTGACGAAATATTTAACGTGCGTAAGGGGTAATTATGGAAATATTAGAACCACTACTATTAACACCTAATGATTTTATGATTTATTCAGTAACTTTCTTTGTTATTACTGGGCTACTTGCCCTTTGTTTCAGTAGATAATAGCATTATCGAACCTACTAACAAAAGTCGCTGTTTTTGTTAGTAGGTTCTCTTAATGTTGTGATTTTCACAATATGACTCTAAGAAAGGAAGGATTATGGAAATATGGAAGGATTTCCCTAGATTTGAGGGTTTATACCAGTTATCCGATAAAGGCCGTGTTAGGTCTTTAGATAGAAGGATAAAAGGTACTAACTGTATGGGTAAAAACTACAATTATATGCATAGAGGTAAGGTGTTAAAGCCTATTCTCACTGAAGGTCATCCACATTGCTCACTTAGTGTGAAGGGTAAACCATCAAATTTTACGATTAGAGTACACGTATTAAAGAACTTCGGTACCTATGACAGCAAGCTGAGAATTAGACATATCGATGGTGACAAGCTTAATTGTGCTATTGATAATCTAGAGCAACACAGTGATAAAACTAAATGTAGTTTAGATTTACCTCATATTTGTAATAGAAATTGTGGGGCCATAGCTAAGACAGTAGACGAAGCCATGGAAATTTTCCCTAATTTTTTACTAGAAGGTAAAAGATACTATAGAGGTAATTGCCTAGAATGTAGAAATAATGAAGAGAAACTACGTATGAGAACTAGGGTTAAGGATAAGAGATATAAAAGAGCTTGTCTAAAACCAGAGAAATTTAACAGTTGTTATGACTGTGGCAATGTACAAATGAAAACTAAGAAAACATGTACTGAGTGTGAAAGCACTGAGTTAACGCAATTTGAGGAGGTGTGATGATAATTACTGCTACAGGTACAAAAATTAGATATTACATTAGAGAAGGGTATGAAAATACTGTTAATGAGATTATCAATCAAAGACAAGAAGAGGTTAATAAACTTTTAAAAGAGAGAGATGATAAAATAGAAATGCTTAAGAAAGCTTTAAATAAAGTAGCTGATAGGGCTTGTGAGCCTTGTTGTCTTTATGCAGATGAAGCTTTAGAGGAGTTAGAATGACTGATAAGAAAAACCCGTCACCTTATGAGATACAAGAGCTTAGTCCTCGTCTTGGTAATAAACTTAGGTTTGCTGTGTGGCTAGAAAGATACGACATAAATATGTCCAAACTAGCTGATGAGATGGGTATCTCTCGTCAGTATCTATATGATTTAAAGCATGAAAGAAAGAACTGTAGTCTAGCAATAGCACTGTGTATTTTTTACATGAGTGGTGGACTGGTATCTATGTTCTCACTATTAAAAGATGGTGAGGCACTCGAGCAAGACTTGCGTCCATGGATTCGTGACACAAATACGTTAAATAGATCAAAGATCTCGAGGGGGAACCAGCTTACACGCTACCACCTTCGCCGTCTTTAGAGTTATTTCCTTTTAAATCTTAAGTTGAATGTCTCTACTAGAAAAGTGGAGACATTTTCAGCAATAACCTCTTCTAGTTCTGTTGATACATCTGATTGCCTAACTCCTGTTCTATTACATATAGCGTGGATTAACTCATGTAGTAGTACTTGCATCTCACAATTAACGAGAGTTATTTGCGACTTCTTAGGTTCATACAATCCTTCTAAATCGTTCCCATCATCATCCTTAAGCTCTTTAGAAAGTTTTATGGTTACGGTCTTACCGAAAACATCTATAGATTTAGGAGGTTTCATATCTTCTCCCTGAAATCATAATAATTATCTCCCCAAGTAGCAGTATGTCCGTTTAGGTGTATTTGGTGTATGTGAAATTCATCGTCATTTATTATATCGGCGATTATACAGGCTTTCTGCCATTGTTCATGGCCCTTCATAAAGGCATAGACTAAATTATCATAAGCATTAATATTTCCCAACCAACCGCTAAACCATGCGTGATATATCTCTCCAGACCCACCAGTAGCACAGCTATGTTGAACCCTGTGAGTACAGGCATAAATGTAGCTAACATCCATTTTCTTTAGTAGTGACGTTCTGGCACCATTTACTCCATATGAAGGTGGAGAGTGGACTACTTTTAATTTATTATTTAATGAGTAAGGTATCTGATAGGGTAGCCAATCTATATTTAAGGATTCTAAGCCTAGTTGCTTCTCTAATCTTAATATATTCCAAAACAATGGACATTTATCCATTACGAATCGATCTAATCTATGTTCGTGATTGCCGTACTGCATCAATATCTTAATGTCTGGGAAGGCTTTTCTTAGTTTGGTGAGGAAATCTTTACCTGCTTGAAGCTCACTTTCTAGTGTTTCTTTAATATCAGGGTGTTTGGGGCCATGAGAATTTAATGTGTAGAAGTCCAGTATATCCCCATTTAATACTAGCTCATCTATCTTAGCATCTTTAAAGATATTCAATGCCAGTGCTATAGCTTTGTCATCTTGATAAGGGATATGAAGGTCGTTTATTATTCCAACTCGCCAGGTACTCATCAAACATCCTTGTTATATGATTAATTATGTCTATTCTACAGTAAGTCGCTATCGTCCTCAATAACTTTCGACTCTACTTCTATAGGTAAATTAGCCTCTAATTCATCTAAACTATCAGGAACTCCAGTAGCTATTTGGAATACTACGTTACCTTCACTCTCTATAATTTGTTTATCTTGGTAAACTTCGTTGTGTTGATTCTTTAGTAGGAAGGTTAAAGTAGAGCTATTACCTTTAGTCTCTCCCGTAGCCTGATCTATTGCCATATCTTCCATAGCACCTAAGTTCATTGACTGACCTATCTCTACAGCTTCCTTAAAATCCTCATGCTCCCCCATCCATTTCTCTACTTTCTTAGTAGTAACACCTACGGAACCTGCGAAACTAGCTATGCTCTTCCCTGTTTTAAGGTGGTTTAGTACCTTAAGTATGAATTTATCAGTATATCCTCCCTTATAAGGCATGATCGGTTCTCTAAACTCCATTATAGTAATTCCTCTGCTTCTAGTTCACTTCTCATCTTCTCAGTATATTTAACTCTAATCTCTCTAAGATCCATTGCATTTTTATCGTCAACATACCCTACAGCGAACTGCATAAAGTCTATAAAATCCGTAAAATCCATAGTTATCAATAAAGGTTTACCATTCTTCTTATGAACTACGGTTGGAGTTGTACCATCTCGCCTGGAGTCTGTACGTGCTTGCTCCATAGCATTATTTATATTTAGATTCTCTACAGCTTTAGCTTCAAAGTTAAAGGGTAAATCAGTATGTATGTCATGAGAGAATAGACCGTCGAATTGTACAGCTCTACGTGCTTCAAAACCTCTATCTTTAAGTATATTAGCTATACGCCTCTCCATAACCTTCCCCTTATTACGAGAAGCTTTACCTATCTGGGAACGTGTCCTTTTCTTCTTACCTACTAATTCCGTCATCCTTACTCCTATCTTAAGTTAGATTATATATCTTCTTGACTTTAAAGTAAAATTGAGCAATATTCATTAAGTGGGAGTCCTTACCCACATTCTTTATATTTGCACATGTAAAGACCTTTTTTAGAGTTGATAAAGCCTCCTTAATTGGAGGCTTTGTTATTTCTCCTTGACACTTCATTAAAAAATAAACTAACCTAGCCCTACAATAAAAAAGGGACTACATGAACATTAATTCTAATTCGACATTCAACCACCAAGTACCAGTTTTAAATAAAACTTCAAGTACGTGTATAGAATCAAGAAAAGAAGTAATGTCATTTGTATTGTGTAAAGTGCTAATTCGAAATGAAAAGGTTCCTACCTTTTTAATATTCAGTAGGAGTTAATACATCTTACACAAACGATTCCTGATAATTTTTTAGAGGGTAGTAATGGAAGAATACTTAGAACTTTTTAATGAGAAGGATATTACCTCTCGTGGGCAAAGATTAAACATCGACGGAGTTGAGTTTACGTTATCTACATTTAGGAAGGAAATATTCAATATACTGGATATGGACTCTAAAGTAGTAACAGATCTTCTATTTATGGAGAAGAAGGATTCTAGTAAGTTTAACACTGTGACTAAGAGTATCTTCCAGGCCATAAAGAATGAGCTTAAACCATCTAGAGAAACAGGATTAGAGAATAGCGAGTGCCTACAGAACTTAACTCCAGTAACTAGTATGAGAGAAGATACTATAATGCTAATAGATGAAGCTACCCAGTTTGTTACTGAGGTAAACTATAAATCTTGGCTTAGAACCTTGTCTATGGATGTTAGGAAGATTGTAATTACTGAACCTATACCTATGGCAGAGTTTTTCTACGACCCCTACAATCCAGATATAAAGATCTTAACCAAGGATACTCTAAGTGGGGAGATGGTATTCATTAATACCTATGTTAAGCCTTACTGGATGAAAGGCGCTGAAGCTAGTGATAAGTGTCCAGAGGTATTGTCTACCTTTATGAAGCATTTGTTACCTAATAGCGAACAAAGAAAATACTGCTTACAATGGATGGCCGAAGCCGTATTCGGCAGGAATGAGACATACCTAGTATTAAATGGAGATAAAGGTGTCGGGAAGAACACTATTTATGAGATATTAAAGGCAGTGATTGCCCCCAGGTATTCAGTCACAGCTCCAGCTTCGTTAACCACTAGTCATTTTAACAGTGTCTTAATGAATAAAAGGCTCATTCTTTTAGATGAGTACAAGATAACTAGAAGTAATCACCTATTCTTAAAGAAAATCATTAATAAGAATCAAACTATTGAGAGAAAAGGGCAAGATGCCGATACAGAAATGGAGACTTTTAACAGCTTTATGGTTTTCCATAATTCTGTATCTGATATGTATGTCGAAAAGGATGATAGAAGGTTCTCAGTATTAGATTTAACACATAAGAATCTAACTGAGATATGGACTCCAGATTATATACATGAACTTATGATTGACCTAAATGATCCCAAATCTGAGATCATTAAAGAGATAGGCCAGTACTTAATGCATATAAGTAAAGAAGAATTTAATACAGTTACTCCTTTTAAAGGAGAAAAATTCCATGAGATCGTAGAATATCATATGCCTACTTGGCTACAAATAGTAGTGGCGATGGTCGAGAATGGGGAAGTTAAGAATGGTGTTATCTCTTTCAAGAAAGAAATAGAGAAGAGATTATCTAATGAGATGATGGGTAAGAAGAAGATCCAGTGGAGAAAATCTACGCTGCAGAAGACTCTTAAAGAATATCGATATAGGGACCGATTAGTATTAGGAGAGATTACTTCTAACGGAACTGGTAGGGCCTTACAATTAGAGATAAATAAAGATCTATTAGAAGAATTTGGATATGAAGAAAATACTGAAGATGACTTTGGTTTACTAGAAGAGGAAAGTGGGAGCTTATTATGAATAGATTCTTTTACATAACCTACACGTGGGAAGAAGGTAATAGGAAGGGTTACGGAGACTTTATAAACACCAGCGAAATGATAATGATCGGGAATTTAAAGAAGCATGTGGCGGAAGTTGCTAAATGCAGTATGGGTGTGGTCGCTTTAACTATACTAGAGATAACTCAAGCGGAATATGAATATAACGTAGAAGAGTTCAAGGTAAGATGCGGGGAAGTAAAATGAATAGTAAGGACAGAAACGAGTGCAGAGATAATATTTTAGATGTCATTGAGGCATTAAGAACTAACGTGCCAGAAGTATCTTTTGAGGTTAAAGCTTTAAAGTTCGGAGAAGATAACTACCATGTAGAAGTTATAGCTGCTAAGAAGTTTAAAGCTGGCTATGGGTTTAGAGTTAAGAGAGATCAGGAACTATTTACTATGAGTTATGGTAAGTTAATGATTTCAACTAGAATATTTAACATGGCCAGGAAGCTTGGAGTACAGCAAATAGAAGAACTACATAAAAGTTATATTAATGAAATTGCGTGAGATACTAGAGAATCTAGATCCAGACATCACTTCTTTTAAAGTGGGTAAGAGTCTAGGAATCTATTCTGTAGAGACTTCTACTAACTATGGTGCTTTGAATACTACTAAGTACTCGAACATAGCTCAGTTAGAAGAACATATAGAAGATTTAATTGTAGAGAAGGACGACAGCGATTTGCTATAGGAGTGTATATGTTAACATTATCAGCATTAATATTATTAATACAAATTGAATCAAGAGAGATTTGCGATAGTTTACTAGTTAGGCAGGACGCATGTTTCGAAGCTGTCTTTGAGTGCGCCAGCGATGGAGAGACTATCCCATGGTGCTTTAAGATGTATATGAGTAACGAGAGATGGTGGAAGAAATAAGCAGAACATATGATTCTACGGAATTAAGGAGATATAAATGAATACACAAGCAGGTGAAGAGTGCGCACTCGAAAGACAAAGAAGAAGAATATCTGACGCCAATAATGCCATAGATTTTATGAAGCACCTTGGCGGCAATGAGCTTTTCTTTAATCCATACAAGGAGTCCGTTATAAGGCTCGAGGGTTTTGTAAGCGGGAACATTTCTTACGAGAGTGCCGTCGAATACCATAACCACCAACAGGACATAAAAAAGCAAAACAAAAACAGAGCCAAGTTGGTAACTCCGAAAGATGCCGAGATAGCGGAGCTTAAGAGAAAGGTTGAAATGTATGAATCGGCCACAGTAAATAAACAGAACTAATAAGTAAGAGGATTTTATGAGCAACCTAAAAGAGGTGGACGGGTTCGATGGCAGGTATTTAATATCTGAGTGCGGAGTCGTAATAAGCCTTTGTGGTAATCTTCCGCGTGAACTAAAAACTCGTATTATGCCTCTTGGTTATGTTGTCGTTGGGCTTCATAGAAAGAAACAAATAGGAAAAATTGTTCACAGACTTGTTGCTGAAGCGTTTATTCCAAATCCAAAAGGGTCGCCAGATGTAAACCATATTGACGGAAACAAACTAAATAATAATGTTTCCAACCTTGAATGGTGTAGCAGATCTGACAATATAAGACACGCACACCGTAATGGCTTAATGAACCATCGTGGATCTAAAAACCCACTGGCCGTTATTAATGAAGATATCGCACGACAGATAAAGGTAAAAATTTCAAATAAAGAAAGAGACTGCGACATAGCGAGACATTTTAAAGTAGGTTATTGGATAGTAGGCGACATTAAAAGAAAGAAAACGTGGATTAATGTATAAAAATCCGCAAACTAACAAGTACCAAGGATTTTTAAATGATTAAATACAAGAGCGAAAAATACGAACTGGAATTTGAAAATGTGGATGACTTGAACAATTTTCTTGATCGTCGAGAAGATGTTTTTACAGAGAATGACTTTACTAATATAGGGATCTTCATTCAGAATATGGCAAAGAGAGAAGGTGGAAATTACTGCAGCAGGCCCTTTCATAAACTCGGGTCATTCTTAGTTGTAATGGGAATGAAAGAGTGGGTAAAAAAGAAAAGAATCGATTGGGATGGTCTTCACAAAGAGGCAGAATCATATATAGATAAACAGAATTAACAATACCCTAGAAAAGGATGAGATATGAGTGCATATAAAGCAGCGGTAGACCAAAATATAATGTTACGAAAAAAGATCGAGAAGTTCAAAACCCTTCAGTCTGATATAGATGAAATTTTGGGCGACACTGATTCCACAAGTCTAGATGTTGATGACCCAGATTTTGAGGACACGCTAAAAGAAGAGGACCCTCTTACGTGGGTGCATTATCAATTAGTGAAAATTATAAGTAGTTGAGGATAGTAAGCGGATTTATATATGGAAAACTGGAAAGATATTGATAATTATAAGGGCCTATACAGAGTTAGTGACACTGGCAGGGTTTACAGTGTCCGAAGAAAATTAATGCTTAGGCCTGGCGTCGTAGGGATCGGGTATAAACAAGTTGTGTTAAAAGTGCGCGGCAACAATAAACAGTACAAGGTTCACAGGCTCGTAGCTCTTGCTTTTTGCGAAAAATCACCAGGGTGTAACATTATTAATCACCTTAATGGTGACAAATTAAATAATTATGCATCCAACCTTGAGTGGACAACACATAGTGGCAACATGCTTCATGCAATGGAAACAGGATTAAATAACAACCGTGGAGAAAATTGCAATCTTAGTAAATTTAAAAAGGAGAAGATATTGAAGATAAAACAAATGATTAAAAACGGACACAGAAATATAGACATAGCTCGAAAGTGTGAGGTTAGCGACGGTGTTGTTAGCAGTATTAAGACAGGCAAGACATGGAGATGGTTAAAAATCCTTGAAACAGGAAATACCCCAGAAAAGAAGGAGGGTTAAGTGCAGGATTACATAGAATATTTAGAGAGTTTATTAAAAGAGTGCTTGCCACATGTGGAAGAACAAGCTAGATTGTGTGTGGATTCGGAAGAACTCCTAGTTAAAGTAAAAGAAATATTAAAGTAGAAAAGTATAAGGTAATGTGCAAATGAAACAACGCTATGCAACGATAGATTTTGAATACACTGATGTGTCTGAGGAGAAACTACGACTAGTTTGTTGTTCTCTACAGTGGGGAGATACTCTAGAAGAGTACTGGTTATTGAACAACCCGGAAGCTGTTAGAAACCTACAAGAAACTCTAGGTTGCCTAGACATAGAAGGTTATATCTTCTTAGCCCATGCAGCTTCGGCAGAGGCAAGTTCTCTTATCTCTATGGGTTTAGATGCTACAAAGTTTAAATGGATTTGCACAAGGGCCGAATTTTTGTGCCTTTCCAACCACAACCACGATTTGATGTACGGTACCCACCTAGTTAACGGTAGGATTAAGACTCTTTACCCTCCAAAGCCCAAATGGCAACAGACAGAAGAAGATAAGAAACGTAAGTCTGGAGGGAAGTTGACTCATTCATTAGCTCAACTAGTGTTTAAGATGCTAGGTAAGCAGATAGATACTGAACATAAAACTAAGATGAGAGATATAATAATCTCTGGTGACGAAGACCTTATAGAAGAGAATAGAAAAGCTATTCAAGACTACTGTTCTTCAGATATTAAATACCTACTACCTTGTTTTAGAAAGATAGTAGGGCATTACAAAGAATTATTAACTAAAGAAGATTTTAAATTACTTAAGGGTGACATGCTTCTCCGTGGTAGAGCTATGGCTGATACCGCTAAGATGGAGAGATTTGGATATCCTATAGCATTTAATAATTTAAGAAACTTTGCACTACAACTTCAAGACATTATGAATGAGTGTGCAGAGGATATAAATAGACAGTTTCCAGATATGAACGTATTCGTAATGAATAAGTCAGGCCCTTCAAAGGGATCATATACTATGAAACAAGCTCCGATTAAGGAGTGGATAGCAACTTTACCTTATGCTGATAACTGGGTATTGACCGATAAGAAAGCATATTCTTTAAGCTTAGATGCTTTTCAGAAGTTCTTTAACTTTAGCCATAACTATCCAGAGGGTAACTTCGGGGCTCAAATACTCAGATACTTAGTACTTAAGCAGAGTGTATTTGGATTCTCGCCTAATAAGAAAGGTAAGAATTTTTGGGATGCTGTAGGTAAAGATAAGAGAGTTAGACCTTATCTTAATCCTTATGGAAGTCAGTCGGCTAGGTTTCAACCTCCGAGTACTACATTCTTATTTTTGAAAAGTGCCTGGTATCGAAGTTTGTGTGTTCCAAGAAAAGGGAAAATGATAGTAGGTATCGACTATAAGTCAGAGGAGTTTTTAATTTCCGGTCTATGGGCAAGAGATATGGCCATGATAGAAGCCTATAAGTCTGGAGATGTGTACATGGCTTATGCAATGGACGCTGGAATGGCACCAGTCGGAGCTACTAAAGCTACTCACGGATTAATAAGAGATGCGGCAAAACCTGCTGTACTTGGAATATCTTACTTGATGACTAAATATGGTCTAAGTATCGATATGACTAATAAACTAGGTAGAGAAGTAGATGAAGACGAAGCTCAAGAGTTTATTGATTCTTTCAATGAGGCATACCATGTACACTATGATGCTGTTCAAGACTTCCTAGAGGATTTCTCAGATGCTGGTTACTTGAGACTAGGTGACGGATGGTGTTTTTTTGGGGACCAAGAGAACTTTAGATCTGTTGCTAACACTCCAAAGCAGGGAGCAGGGTCTTGTATCTTAAGAAAAGCTATACAACTATCTCACGATAAAGGTTTAGATATATGTTTCCCTTTACACGATGCGTTATACTTTGAAGTGGATCTTAACGATTGGGAAGCCGTTAATACCGCTGTTGAATGTATGAAGGAAGCCTTTGTACACTATTACAAAGGTACTGACATGGAGAAATATGCAGAGCTTATCATGGTAGATGTAGAAGCTTGGAGTCCAGAGCTAGATAAAAAAACTATAAACTTATCCGATGGCCAAGAGGTATCTGTAGAGTCTATACATATAGATCCTAGAGGGAAGAAGGAATATGATAAATTCAGTAAATATTTTAAGAAAGCGGGATGGATGCTTTTATGATAGAGGTATGGAAAGACATACCGAACTACGAAGGGCTGTATCAAGCTAGTAATAAGGGCAGGATTAAGTCTTTAAGCTATAGGTATCATACTGGTAGGAGATGGTTTACGAAGAAGGGGAAGATACTCACCTTTAATAATCCTTCTAGTAATGGATATTATATGGTCTGCCTGTCCAAAAATAGTGTTAGGGAATATGGGACAGTACATAGGTTTATAGGGTTAGCTTTCTTAGACCTTTCTGAAGGTAAAGTGGTTAACCATATTGATGGAAACAAATTAAATAACCACCTTACTAATCTGGAAGCTTGTACTAATAGCGAGAACATACTACATGCAATCCGTATGGGCTTCCATAAGAGAAAACACGGGCCTAATAAGAATATAGATATTGTAAAAGAGATAAAGACTTGGCTAGAGGAAGGTTTTAAACCAGGGGAAATAGAGAAAGTATATTCTCTGACTGCCAGGAGTATAAGAGGTATAAGAGCTGGCCATAATTGGTCTGAAGTAAATAGTTATAACGTAGAGGCAGAGCCTCAAAGGAGCAAAGCATGAAGTTTAAGTTTAAAAAAGTTAGAGGGGAGAGAGTGTACAAGGCTTGGAAATCTTGGGAAATTGGAGATTTTATCGTCGGTACCTATAAGGAACTGGGCGAGGACAAATTTGGAAACCCGAATTACATTTTAGAGGTTATCGAGTCTTCACTAGAGGAAGCAGTAGAAGGTAAAGATTTCTGCCTAAATTCTAATGGTTCATTGAACTATAAGATGGAAGGTGTTGAAGTAGGTGTTGTACTGAGAATTGAGTATGAAGGTGAAACACTTCTTGAGAAAGGAAGTTTTGTAGGGAAGACATGTCACACAGTATCTTTAGAAGTTGCTGATGGCGGAGAAATGGCGGTTAATGAAGCTGACCTACCAGAAGAAGATGCCTCTGGCGAAGATTACGAGTTATAGATGACGAAAGATATAGATTGGGATACTAAAATCCTAAAGGACGACTACCCAGAATGTAGTAATGTAGGGTTATCTTACGAAGAATTGTATCAGGCTTTTAAAGAAAGATTAAGAGAAGAGGATTAAGATGGCAGAAATCAAACTAGAAGGGCTAGTATATGACCTCCCTGATGAGGAGTACCATAAGGTACTTTCTCCGGAGGAAGCTTCTTTCTCCTCTTCCCAATTTAAAGATGCATTGAAAGACATTGAGTATTTCTATGGTAAGTATATTACGAAAGAAATCGTAGAGAAGATTTCTAGTAATACTCAGAATAACTTCGATATTGGACATGCCTATCACGGTTTAACTTTAGAACCCCAGTTGTTTGATAAGCAATTTGCGATCTATCCGGGCCCTGTTAAGCGTGGAGCTGCTTACGAGAAGTTCGTAAAAGATAATGCAACTAAGAAGATCCTAAGTGATAAGCAGAAAATTACAGCTCAGTTTATTGCTGATGCTGCTAATAAGAACTTAGTTTCTAAAAAGCTTAGATCTATTGGAGAAGCAGAAGTATCTTGTTTTGTAGAACTTCATGGTATGAAAGTTAAAGTTCGTGCCGATTGGATTAGATTCGAAGACACGTACTGTGCTGAAACTGGAGAACTAATAGAAGAATCTTTCATACTTGATATGAAGTCTACTACTGGTAATCCAAAAGACCAGAAGAAGATCAAGAAAACTATCTCTGATAGAGACTATGATCTTTCAGCAGCTCTATACTTAGATGCTTTCAACAAGTACCTTAGTGATAACAATCTTCCTTTGATCAAACAATGGAAGTTCTGCTTTGACTCTAAGGATCTCGGAACGTCTAAAGTATGGACAGCCACTGAAGATATGCTCAGAGTAGGTAGAGCTAAGTATATGGAAGGGCTGAGACTTATTAAAAAATACCGATCACTTGGATGGGATTTCCAAGACGAAGACTCTATGATTGATGTAGAAGCTTGGACTAAGAGTGAATGGATACCAACAGAAACAGATGGCGACTTGCTATAAATAATTAAGGAGAAGACATGATCACACTAATTAAGTACGGAGTAACTAAAAACCTAGGCGACTACAACTCAGAGAGAATAGATGCCGAATATCAACTATCAGATACTGACTGCCCTAACAAAGCTATGGCTAACCTAAAGCATTTCGTTAATACTGGATGTGTTGTAAAAGCTAATGAGCCATCACCAAAGACTACTACAGAAACTAAAGTAGATGAGGATGTTAAACTTCCAGAAACTCCAGTTAAGACTGAAGAAGAGAAGAAGCCAGCTCAGAAAGTCACTAAGAAAGCCGCTAAGAAGACTACTAAGAAAGCTACTGGTAAGAAGGTAACTCCTAAAGCTAACATCGTTTATTCCAGGGATGAGAAGACTCATAAAGACGAACTCTCAAAGATCTTATCTGAAGAATTTCCAAATTGGAAAACGGAATTACTAGCTCAAGCTAAAGCATTATCTGGTAAACTAGTAGGTACAGATATCTATAGTTTTAAAGGTGAACTTCTTGATAGCTTTAAAGAAGCTGTGACAGAGGGAATGACATGTGACGCTAGTGACCTCTAACGAGATCTGGAAAGACATTAAAGAATATGAAGGGCTCTACCGTGTAAGTAATCACGGTAAAGTCTTCTCTATGCGTAAAACCAGACTTCTAAAGATAGGGTTTGGTAGGATATACGGAAATGTCGAACTTAGACATAATGGAACTAGGAAAAGAATAGCTGTGCACAGATTAGTAGCTATGCATTTTGTAGAAAACCCACGATCTTTGAATATGGTTAACCATTTAGATGAGGACAAGACCAATAACATACACTCTAACTTAGAGTGGGTTACTCCAAAGGAGAATACTAGGCACTCTTGGAGATTAAACCCTCTAAGGTTTAAATATAAAAGATCCCTAACCGACGACCAAGCTAGAGATGTGAAGTATTCTAAGAAAACCTACAACCAACTTGCAGAAGAATACAGTATAGATAAGAAAACAATATGGGCTATAAGGAAAGGTACAACCTACAAGGAATTATGAGTAAGAAACTTAAAGACCATTTTACTAAAGGGTATTACCCCTATGTTAAACAGGTGGAAGCCGTTAAATTTATGCTTAAACATAATTACTGTATTCTAAATGGGAAACCTGGATGTGGTAAAACTTTAATGGCAACTGCCGTGATGGTCTTATCTGGTGGGAAGACAGTATGTGTTGTACCTTCTTTCCTTAAGATAAACTGGCAAAATGAAATAGGGAAATATTGCAACGCTAAAGTTAAAGTGTTCAATAAGGGAGAAGATTATGACGATACCAATACTGATTGGGATGTGGCTGTTATCAGCTATCACTTTATATCAAGAGCCGAGCAGCTCTTTAAACAGGCCAGTAACTACGTCTTCGACGAAGCACATTACCTGTGTAGCATCGAAGCAATTAGGACACAAGCAGCGCACGAAGTTGTTGAGAAATACAAACCAGAGAGGTTACTTTTACTCAGTGGAACACCGATTAAAAGTAACGTGTCCCAATTCTATAGCCTTCTAATACTCTGCTCTTACAATCCAAAGGATACTAGTGGAGTAGATGTGAGAATATCTTATCCAGACTTCTGGGGATTCCAGAATACATTCCAGTATAAGAAAGAGTTTAAGGTAGGTCGTAGGAGAATTATAAAGTTTGAAGGTACCAGGAACGTACCAGAATTGAAGAGATTACTACATCATAAGATGTTCACTTTAAAACTAGATGACGTTGCAGAGATACCTGCAGCTCAACATATAGATGTAATGGTATCTAATCTAGAGATATTTAAGGAAGAAGATCTGTGCATGGGAAGTTCAGATCATGTGGCCAGGAGAAAAGCTAAGGCCGCATTAACCAAAGCAAAATATACTAAGGAGTACGTGAATGAAATACTCAATAATGGTGGCGCAGATCGTGTTTTTGTGTTTACTGATCATATCAAGTCTGCGGTGGAAATCAGCCGTGGAATCAAAGCCAGCGGATACATTGATGGGTCTACACCTACAGATAAGAGAATTAGAATTATCCAAGACTTTATTGATGGTAAACTTACTTGTGTGGTTAGTACTATTCTGGCTTCAAATACTGGTCACACAATCGTAGAATGCTGTGACATGGTGTTCAACGACCTTAACTGGTTAGAGTCTGAGAACAATCAGGCACGTAAAAGGATCTTCCGTATTGGACAGACTAGGAAATGTAGGTTTCACTATATGTTACATGGGCAGATGGATAAATTATTAAAGAAGAATATACAGAAGAACATAGCTAACTTAGAGGGGATAGTCTAGCATGGAGACATGGAAGGAAATAGAAGATACGTATTATGAGGTAAGCAATAACGGAAGAGTTAAATCTAACTCATCAAGACCCTGCATACTTAAATTGAGGAATGATAAATACGGGTATAAAAGAGTAACTCTTCATAGAGGTAGCGTCTTAGCCACCGTGTTGATACACAGACTAGTGGCCTCACACCACATACCGAACCCTGATGGGAAGCCCTGTGTTAACCATATAGATGGAGATAAAGCCAATAATTACGTCAGTAATTTAGAGTGGTGCACGCATAGTGAGAATACGATACACTCAATAAAGATAGGGACTACTCCAAATAGAGAAGGAGTAAATAACGGGAGAGCTACCCTTACCGCTGATGAAGTGAAAAGAATAAGAGCCTCGAACAGAAGTATTAAGGCTTTGTCCCTGAGGTTCAAAGTTAGTTACGGTATTATATACAGAATAAAAAACAACATAACTTATAAGGAGATTTAATGAAAGAAGTAGAGAGAATTAATTCAGAGAAAGCTAAGAGGGAATTTGCTAGTAGAAAGCAACAGCAGGATGATCATATCGAAGAGATGTTCGGAGATATGAGAAGAAGGGAAGTAGAGATATCTAACACCTTCACTAACTATTCAGTGTTAAATTTCGTATTAACCTTACATGACTTTAAACACCTACAAGGGATGGATGTACTTAATGGGATTCAGAAGATGATGTTAGTTCATTACAATGAGTTCGAGAAGAAGGTCAAGAAGATGGAAGCAGCTCTAGGTAGTGAAGCTATGAAGAGATTAGATATCGATACTGATAATCTCTACCCTACTGAGTACTGTACTAGAGGTCTTCAAGAAGTACAGAGAGCTGCTCAAGCTAGAGCTAAAGCTGGTAAGTATGGACTGAAGATAGTTAAACCTAAGAAGATAATAACATGATAGAAGAGTACTTGAACCTAGTTCATAAAGGGAGAGCAATGGAAGCTTTATTTCATAAATCATATCCAGAGAAGATATCTAAACACCTACATACCAATGAATATGGATGTAAGTGTGATAGTCGCTGCGACGCTAACCTAATAAACACTAGGTTGGTAGGGGCTTATGAAGCTACTAGGGCTGAGTTCGGTATGCCGATTATGGTGACTAGTGGATTCAGATGTACGTATCACAACATGGTTGTTAATGGTGTCAATAGATCTAAACATACTAGAGGCCTGGCCATAGATATTACACACAGAGAATTAGAATTATTAGAAAAGATTGCCAGGAAACATTTCGATAAAGTAATACTTTATAAAGATAAGTCTTTCCTTCACTGCTCGATGAGTGTAGAATAGCCCTTCTTAAGGATCGTCTGGGCGGCAATAGTGCTAATCTGGATAGTGTGTTGAAAGGGCTTTAAGATAATAAGGGAGTCTTCGTGACTCCCTTAATTACAAGATCATAAAATTAAGTAACTCATCCTAAGTGACTGTTACTATTATCTTACCTTTAATCTCATAACTCTTTCAAACAATTTGTTAATAGACTTCCTATCATCTTCTGACAGGTTAACCTTATCAATGGCAGTCTTCAGTTCAGCTATGTTGTCTGCGTCAAAACAGGTGAACTTATCGAATGCTGGTTGATTACACTTAACTGTTACGTTGTTGAAGTCTACTAGTTGTTGCTTCTTTGAATCACCGACCCAAGGCTTTGGAACCCAATCGAAGTCTTGCTGACAAGAACTACACGCTACTAGTAAGGAAATCACGCATACGTTGAGCCCTGACTTGAGGATCTTTTTCACTGACTATCTCCTTAGCTTCTTCTTTATTTTCTTTAGCCTTCTTCTTCCATTTAAAATGATCCGCAACAGCCTTCTTGACTGCTGCGAATATTTCTTGAATCATAATCTTAACGATTATATCTAGCATTACTTACCTTTTTTCTTCATCCAAAGATCTACTGCTTCATCAGGGATCTCAGCAATATCAATCCAAAGGCTAATAGAAATACCAGCTAGTGGTTGTCCATCTTTGTTTGGATCTACTTCAAACGATTTAGAGATAAGTAACTTACCATCTTTAACGTCAATAATTTTAGCTTCTGCTTGCTCTGTCATACTTCCTCCTAAGGAAATTAGCCTATTAAGGCCATTAGTTTCTTCTTAATATATCCTCCGAGTGCTACAAATACAAATGTGACTGCGGGGACTACTATCTTAAACTTAGCTTCTAAAGAAACTAAACGAGTATCCACTTTATGGATAGTCTCGTTTATCTCAACCTTCATGGCCATACTCTCTAACTTATAGTCAGTAAGGTCTTGTTGTATCTTATCTAGTTTCTTTAAAACCTGTTCCATTATTTACCCTTATTCAGCTACTAAATACTCTACGAATAGAACTAATTTACCTGCAGTCTGAGCAGCAGTAGCTACTGTAGCAGTAAGTTCACACTCAGCACCTAGAATACCAGCTGCACCCGTACCATCAAAAGTAGCGAAAGCTTGTTGGATACCATCAACTAGGACACCGTCAGCATTACCTGTGATATCAGCAGCAGAAAAGATATTGTTAGCAGTCTCACAATGTAAAGCTACTGTACCAGCACCACCATCTACGAATTGAGTTATAGTATAAAACCAAGATCTTACCATGATTGCATTAGCTGGAATGATAACACCAAGTGCATGAGCAGCAGTTGTACCACCGTCAATAGCAACATCATACGTTGCTCTAGCGATACGCTTTTGCATTGATCCATCAGACCCTAATGCTTCTGAACTAGCTCTACCCGAAGCATTACCGATAACCATAGATTTCTCTGATAGCTTCATGATCTTTTGATCAAGTAGTAATTCATCTTTAGGTTGAAATGGTGATTGTACAGCAAGTGCTGTAAGTGTGAATAAAATTGCGATTAAAAATTTCATGATCCCTCCAAGGATTATTGTTTATATAAGTTTATCACTTACTATTGTTAAGGCAAGCTCTCAATGTGGGCATCTTTTAGTGCTTGTAATTCAGAACAGTTATCCTCTGGCGCATAGACTACTCCTGCCTCAGTTAAGTACAGTCTATTATTATCTACGCATTGTTTCTCATTTACAATGGGAGTAAGTATTGCACAGTCATCAGAGGGTGAATACGAAATAGCTACTGAGTCCAGGTATGATTTGTGACTAGCTACACAATTTCTCTCTTTCATTGTAGATTTGTAGAGGTTTCTAAGGGATTTAGCAGAAGATCCTTCTGAGAAAGAGATAGATTCTTGGCTTAGAAGCCCTTCATATTTAACTCTACCTGTCTCTTCCTTACGTGCTTTAACAAATACCTCGTTGATAAGGACAGAGTTAAGAGACTTGATCTTCTTCTTCATCTTAGATTTAAAGTCTGCTAGACATTCTTCCTCTAGTTCTGGGAATAAAGCACAGTGACTTGAAGAGACTGTCTTTATTTTGTTGATTACAGCATTGGCAATCCTTGATTGTGATCCTGCTAATACGTTCATTGTGATTAAAAGTGTAATTAAAATTTTCATTCTTTATTCTCCTAGTAGTTATCATTTAAGTTTATCTGTGTTTTTCTATTACCAATATTATGTTGTTATCATCTGCAGGGGATGATGCCCTACTGTAACCTGTAGCAAAAGCAGCCGTTGCTGTGGCCCTATACTCTATAACAGTTTCTTTATGGAATGTTACTGGCTTTGAGTTCATAATAGAACTACTTACCGCATATGCTGCTGCTGAGCCAGAGAAGGCGTATGATCCATAGTCAACAATAACAGAATCAGTGACATTATAGATTGTAGAGTATACTGTATTCGATTGAATAGTAGCTAATGATCCTCTAAATACATACTTACCAGCTGGTAAAGTTATCTGATTGGAGTTAAGAGAAGAGAAGCTATCTCCCTCTACGGTATCTAATGGTAATACTTTCGTCCCAGCAATAGAGGCTACATTGGCAGCTGCATGTTTATATTTAACAACTTGTATTGGAGCCATATTCCTCAAGAAGTAGCCTTTAGGGGCTTTATAGTCTGCGCCTTGGCGTTGGACAACTATAGAGAAATCCTTATCAAAGAAAGCAATACCGTCATTTTTAATATGTACCTCAACCCCGGAAGAGGTTGGTGCTACCGTAGCAGTTGACACACCTGTAACATCGGACGGTATCTCAGCCTCGATCTCCATTGCCGGAGTCACTGCAAAAAACCCGGACTTAAAAACTATATCAACTTTTCCTAGAGCAGTCCTCGTAACACTCTCGATAAAAGGAGCCGACTCACTCGTAATGGTAGCCGTTCCGTTGTTCGCAATCCTTGCAGAGTAAACATTCTCCACTTCATTAGTTACAGGGACGCTGTAAATAGGATTAACCGCTATCTTAGACATCGTAAATATAGATCTATTCTCTGTACCAGCTGAGATTTTATTGGTGTGGCACCTAACAATATCCCCTTTGTTTAAGTACCCTTGCCAAGAAGCTTCCCCTTCAAAAGAGGCCCCACCCGTTATTTGTACTGACAATCTATCGTCAGTATTAATTGTATGGATACTAGCTGTGAGCTGTGTAGAATTTAAAGTAAGACCGAGCATTGCTGCTGTAGAGAAGTTATCCGTATAACTGATAGCATACGTCCCACTTTCATTTACTGTGAATGATGCTCCGTCTGTTGCAGAATCAGTATAAGTTATTGCAGTACCTAAAGTAGTGCCTACTTGAGTTAGCCATCTTCTAATTGCTGTATTGATAGATCCGTAACCGTTACCAGTATGGAGTCGTACCATTGAATCGACATCACTGTGTCCGTCAGAGAAAATTACGTTGGCACTGGAGGCGGTTGCTGTTATAGAGACACCCTGCATAGCTGCGTTTGTGGAAAATGCTCTACCAGCAATAGCATGTACTACTAAAGTATCTCCTACATCCATAGGCCCTGAATATGTGGTACTTTGTCCTTGGCTTGCAGTGTCCTGGGTAGCAGTAGCTACAGCTTTTTCCTCGGATAAGTTCTGTATAGGGTTATCCATCTCAGTAGCTGTGGGATTCTTTGAAACCCCAAAGAAAGTAGCTGTGGTAAACTCATTTCTGTGCGTAATAACTACATTACATTTAGCCGTAGCTGTAAATATTAGTCCATTAGTGGAATCATTAGTTATTGTACCTAATCCAGATAGTGTATTCTCTGTAACTGTTCCAAAATAGGGAATTGCAGTATTTGAGCTAGACATACCTAAAGAGTCACTAGCTCTATAGCTCTCACTAATAACACTTTCAATAGTTGGAAGAGGATCAGTAATTACTTTTACATTATCCCACTCAGCGACAGCCCCATTTACAGCTACATTAATATAGAATAAATATCTGTAGTGAGTTACTGAAGTCGAACTTAACTTAAAATTTAGTTTAGCTAGTGTAGCTTCAGTAGCTTTAGGTAGAGAGATCTCAGCTAGGTCAGTATATGAAATACCATCCGTACTCTCCTCAATCTTTAAAGATACATCTCCAGCATTTCCATCATAGAGCCAATCAAAATGTATTCCTAATAATTGGTAATCTTTCTTAGCTAAACTAGTGATTGCATCTCTAGTGATAGTACCAGTACCGTCGCCAGTAGTTACTGTAAACTTCCCAGACTGATGCCCATCAATAGGAGTAGTAGTCTCATTAACTACTGCATTAGTGAGTCCTGCTTCTGTATAAATAGAGCTAGGAGTAGCGACTTTAAATTCGTCAAACAATCTTAGTTCTGATTCTTTTCTAGCTATGTGAGTTCCATCAGCATCAGTGATAGAAACTCTTTCAGCATCTACATCTAAATACTTAACAGCAGCAGCATTATCTGCTACCTGAAATAGTGTAGTAGCTATAGGTGTTGAATTATCTAACACAGCTCTAGTACCTACTGAAGTACTTAGCACCATATCTCCACTTGGAGAGTTATCATAAATACTTTGTAATGTGTTATCAGCTCCAGTGGCCCCACCAGACACACCTTCACCGAATTTATCAGCTGGTATAAATAGTGCATCGGCCTCTAAATTTAAGTCCCCAGCTCCACCTCTTGCGAATAGGTATCCTCTAAGGACAACATTAACCAGTTCCGAGGGGAAGAAAACATCTTCACTTAGGAAACTCTGTCTTGCGCTGTTTTTTGAATTGTAAACTTCTCTACCGTAAGCGATGAAAGTAGATCCATCTATGGCCATATAGACTCTCTTAACAGACCACTGGTTAGTCGCCACTGAACCTAAAGTACCATCCCCGTCATCATAACTGCCTGGAGTAATATCGGTAGTCGGAGCTTCAGTTGTCGGACTACCGGCACCGTTATCATAGTAAGCGATGAATGTTACGGGGTCCGCTGCTGCTTGATCCACGTGAGAAGGATCTTTAATAGAGACTGATACGTTGGATCCAAACTTATAAAGCTTCCCAGCATTTTTCTTTATCTTTAAATCTGAGGCAGCTGTTGCCTCGTATACGTTACCTTCCTCATTAATCATACCTATTGCATGAGATAGATCCAATAATTGATTAAGAGGAGAAGTTAAAGAAACATGAGTTTCAGTTAGGGCATTGGCCGCTACTATCGCCCCAGAAGGGTGAATAATAACACCAATTAATATGTTGTCCCTCTCCTCGGTATGATTGTACGGAAGGTTCTGTTGGATAACAGCACCAGTATCATCTATGGCCACATAAGTTACTGCTTGCCCTAAGTTAGTTACTAATACATTTGTATTCCCTGACCAAGCTACCTCAGTGATAACAGGGTCAGTGGGGTCTACAGAGTAGTCAACAACAAGACCAGCACCATCAGTTACAGAGAAGTGAGTACCATCTACGAACCCTAAGATACCACCAGTTTGAACACCTGTGGATCCAAGACCTCCACCACCCACGGCTTTAAGTTCTCCGTCAATAATCTGGTACATCTTCTTAGTATCTGTAGCAAAACACATCTGACCATTAGCCGCTGTAGCAGCATAAGTAGTTAGGTTAGCTTCTGTATCTTGTTTAACATCTGATCTAACAGGAGTTACTATTTCTGAACTTGTGAAAAGACCGTCGGGTATGACTGTGTTACCAGTACCATTGGCATCTAGATTTATATCCCCGTTCACATCAGTGGAGATTATTGAATTAAGATCTATATTAATGTTATCTACGCTGAGATCAGTGGTTACTAAGACACCACCTGTACCGTCACCGTTTAAAGTAAGATCCCCATTTAAATCTGAAGCTACTATAGAATTACCGTCAATTTGTACATTATCTACATCGAGCTGAGTAATCCCACTCATAGCATCTGTATCTGAGATAACTACATTAGACGATTGGACATCATCCCCAGTAGTACCATCCCATCTCATCAATGTTTCATCGATTACAGAACCAGCTGTCAATCGATTGATATCATCCGATAACTCATCCCAGTATCCTAAAGCTAAATCAGTAGCGAATAGAGCTGCATCAGAAGTGTGAGCAAAATTACACCTATAAACTTTAAAGGTCGAACCCTCTACTATAATGGCTCCTATTCCGTACCCAGTATTTACATCCCAGAGAGGGTGATCTGAACCACCACCACCGATTGTAGCCCAAGCACCGCCAGCGAATACTTGAAGGCTATTAGTATCTGTATTATATACCTGCAATCCCTCTGCTGGAGATGCAATGGCATTCATTTGTATTGTAGTTAACCTCGGTATTAGATACCCTTTTGTAGTTGTCTCTACTTGGAACATAGCACTCGCATGAGGAGTTACCCTATTACCAATGATGTAAGGTCCATCCTTATGGATGAACTTACCGAAGGTAAGCTGGGTGAGTGTAAGTAATAGTAGCAATCTTAATATGTTCATTTTATCTCCTAAAAGAAATTACTTGTTTCTTGCATTACAAATTTGAGTGTCGAATCGCCAGAGTAGTTACCTCCAACCATATTATCAGACGTATAGTAAACCTGTGCAGAGTAAACTCCACCGCCTTCATCAGTCGTTACAACTGTGAAATCTACTCCATCCATATCTCCAGCTAGTACTACAGTAGAATCCCTACCTAGTATCCAAGTACTTGTTGATTTAATGAAGTGAAGCTCTAGGTAAGATACTGTAAATCTCTCTTCAGCATCGTCCTTTCTATACATTTCTATTCTAATCCTAGCTGATTTAGCTCCAGAACTATATAGTTCTAGTACATTACCACCGCCATTTGGTCCGTAATCAGCACCAACAATAGCTTCAGCAACAGCTACATTATTCTCTAATGGCTGTTGCCCAGTAATGAAATTCAAACTTAAAGCATTTTGAAGTACTACTATGTCTGCTTCTGTCTCATCAACCCTATTAGATATAGGAGTTATAGTTGCTGCCTTTAAAGCAGTATCATAAGTAGCTATATTTACATCGAAGTTTTGTTTGGTTCTAAGAGGAGTCATACCTTTAGTATTATTTACTCCTGCTTCCGCCTCTCCCTGTGATGCGATTGCAGAGAATATCCCGTCAGCACCCTCACCACCAGAAGGACCATCGTCACCTTTAGCTCCTGTATCACCAGTATCTCCCTTGGCACCCTTAGCGCCCTCGGCTCCAGTAATACCTTTTACTGTACACTCTTCCCATAACCCATTACCGAAATCGGTAGTGAATGACAGGGATTTATGATTAGCAGTCGCTCTGAAGAACTTCTTATGGAATTGAACATTAATCTCTGGGTCATTACTCGTATAAATTAACTGTTTCTCCAGATAATCCGTGTCTGTATCCCAATCTACTACTATTGCTGTCATTATTACCTCAGTCTTTCCGCTTCGTTTATTATATGACCTTTAATACCTTGAATCAACCAAAGATTTCTTCCTGGTAATAAATCTGAATGTCTTTCTAATAAGTCAGGGATGTTGTCTATTTTTGCTCTATTATCCATTTTTCTATTTACGCTTAAATCATTCCCAAACTGATACTTTAATTCTTCGTAAGCAGCTTTAGGTATGTCTTTTAGCAGTGCTTTAGGTGTAGGTACGAAGACCCCAAGCTCACCTTTGGTTGCTATACTCATGGCCGCATCAGCAAAGATTCCACCTACAGCAGTATTTGCTACAGCTTTCTTGAATCTCTTTAACTCTAGCTCTCCAGTAAAAGGATTGTAGTCTGAGTTATCCTTATTCTCCCACTGATCTCTTAGATACTGCTGACCATAATTGAATGTCAGCATTGCTAGTGCCACTTTGGCTATACTCATGGTTGAATTTAGGGTTATCTTTCCGTCTTTAGGGTTAAGATATCTTGTAGATTTCTCCCAAGTGTTACCTACAGTCAGTAAGGAAGTCTTTAATTCTGACACTATCCCTACTAATTGCCGAACTGGGTCGTCCTTTGGCAGATGTTTCTTAGTAATTAGTGCTTCTCTAACTCCCATTGTAGGAACTGAGTCAGCTACTTTCCCATTAATATACGAACCTAGCTTAGTGAATAAATCTCTAGCAACTTTCTCATCTAATCCACTAGAGAATATCTTACTTAAATCTAAGTATTCTCCTTTCTCGTATATGTTACGTAAGTTTTTTAAGTCTCCGTCAGTAAGACCCATAACAGATCTTGCCGTTTTCTGGACTTCATTTAACTTAGTATCGAATATGTTGTTGTTTAGTACTCTAAGGTGAGCGTCTTGTGCCATACCTTTTGTAACCTGTGTTAGAGGTTTGGCCAGAGAAATAGTCCCATATATATCCGCCATCTTACCCATAGAACCTAGAGTAAACCCTTCGGTCATATCTAAGAACTCTTTCTGTATATCGTTCAGTAATACTACTGAGAAATCCGTAGCGTCTTTCTGTAAGGCTTTAGGTAGATTCTTTATGAAATCCCCAAGTACAGTAAAGGAATCTCCTACTACTGACCTACCTCCAGCCGTTTGGACTGATAGTAGTGTCATCGGAATATCTTGAGTTACTGCCCAACCTACGTTACCTAAGTATCTTAATACGTTGTAGGTCTTCATTATCTGTTGACCCTTGAAGGTTTTAGCTAGTGTACTAGTAGGATCTTTAAATCTGTGACCTTGACCTCTATAGTACGCCATTGCTTCATTAGCTTTATTTATGTGGATCTTCTTAGCATCCCCCATAGAATCCTCTACGAAAGACTTTACGTCATTAAACCCCTTAAGTGGATTGTCCCCAAATACTCGAGTCAAGGATTCTTTAGTGGCAGAAGTCTTAATACTTCTCATTAACCCTTCATATAGGTTATTGTATCCGTACATCTTATTGTACTCAAAAGCCGCATCTCCATTGACGAACTTAAGTGTCTTCTCACCGCCCATAAAGGCACCTAGAGGAGTATCTCCCTTAGTGAAATCCTCGAAAGTCTTCACATATTTAGCGAAGAAAGCTTTACGACCCTTTAGTGTAGCGAGTCTAGGATCATCTGAGATGAACATATCTGCAGCATCTTCTATCCACTGAGCTTCATTTCCTATTATCTTATCGGGATTATGCATGTTGGATACAAGTCTCTCAGAGTTAAATAACACTGTAGACCCTGCTCCCTGCTCTTTCCCTATAAGAAAACTATTTAATTTATTTATTGCATCTGTAGAATTTTGAATAATCTTAGAAGACTTTGATACATAATTTGGATCTCTAGCTCTACCTAGATATTCATTCCATACAGCTTTTTGTAATTGTTCATCTATTAATGTCTCAAATAGGCCATTAGTTTTAAGTAATGAGTTGAATTGAGACATATTCTCTGCCATCGATAGCTGTATATAGTTCTCTACATTGTGAACTGAATTAGCTAAAGGCTTCTTAGACGGGTATAGTAAGCTTGTCAGAGCTTCATCAGCAGTAACAAACTTAGAGTTCTCAACTATAAAGTCTACATTCTTCTTAAGTCTGACTACATTATTTACAATAGATTTCTGCTTTCTAAGTGCAGTAATCTCCGCATCTGTAACGGCTTTAGATAATTGTTTCTTATATTCTTTAGCGTTGAAAGCGTATTTATTCTTTAAGCTCTCCACGTAGCTATCTATCTCTTTAAGCTCTGCATCGTTGAACTTATCCCCATATACCTCTTTTAATTTATCTATGCACTTACTCATTATAACCTCTGACAGAACTCAGTAGCTTTAACTACTTCTCTGCTCAATTCTGGATTAATCTTATTTAGTGATTCTGGTATAGAGTCTATCTGAGATAGCGATTCAATGTCTAGATCTATATCCTGCTTTAGAAGGGTAGTCTCTGCTGGGACTTCGTATTTTACTTCCATCCCATCTAGTTCTTTGTATACTTCTGGAGAGTAGAATACGTCCGACTCTGCACTATGAAGGTACTCTATCTCTTCCTTTGCAAGATCTTCGTATTTACTTAAATCTTCTTTAGATAGATCTCTAAGGTTTTGGTCATCAACACCTTTCATTGTGAACTTATCTTTATCGAATACATGAACTCCAAAGTCACTATCAGTGCCTCTGAACGAACCTTCAGTATCTTTAATGTTGAATTTATATCCGTCAAAACCTAGTTCTTTAACTACATTCTGAATAGCTTCTGCTAATTCTGGCTTCTCAGCTTTAGTTGCTGTTTCATTAACGGCTTCTATTATATCTCTAAGAGTGGCATCTTTAGTTAAAGACTCTACTTTCTTAGCTAATTTATCGTCTATTTCTTTTATTTTACCTACTATACTCTCTTTAAGAATATCGCTAGGCTTGGCATCCACCTCTAGTAAACTAGTCTTAGTTAAGTCTAGCTCGAGTATCTGACCTTTCTCACCTTCTAGTATTGAAGTTGCTTCCTTTACTGCGAACTCTCTATTAGTTACAGCTATTACACCCTCTCCAAGATTAGACTCAAAAGAGGATTGTGTTTTATTATTAAACGTCCGATTAGAACTTCTGTGAGCTGCATAGGTCTTCCCAGAATACTCAAATTTCTGAGCATCTTTTACTTCAAACTCTAGTCTAGGAGTATTTCCAAATCTCTCCTCATCTAAAGCTCTACCTAGGTGGCTAGACGGCTTCTTACCGTTCTCAAAAGCATTTAAGTCGTCGGCAGCGAATCTCTTAGTCCTACTAGGATTCTGAAATGCCTTACCAAATCCATCTATAAGTCCCGCAAATAATGCAGAATACATAATATTATCGTAGGCTTCTTCTTGTGAAAGAGTCTCACCATTTAATTGTTTGGCCATAGATAGAAGAGGATTCTCAAAAGCTGCAGCGGCCATGGCATTTACACCAACCGTTTTAGCTACCGATCCCACTCCCGTCTCGAAGAACTTAGCAGCACTACCTGTCAGTGCTAAATTTCTCACCCCTGGGAGTGCTGCGAATCTGGAGCCCAATGCTAATGTTAGAGCTTCAGCCCCCATATATATCGGCATATCGACTATATTTCCAGCTAGTCCTCCGAGGAGTCTAGCTGATGTAGAGTCTACACTTTGTTGTATATATTCATTCTTAATAGCTTTATCTGTCTTTGCTTTAGTCAGTATATTCTCTATCATAGTGCCTGGGAGATCGGGATCCAAACCCATTTCTCTCATCTTATCTTCTGGGAAATGTTGTCTAGAGAGTTGTCTAGCTGTCTGAGTAAATGCATATCTAGCAAAGTTACCCATAATAGTATCAGTAATAGAAGTCTCTAACTGACTTGAAGCTGCTTCAGCCCATGAGAAAGATGGCGTAACTCCAGTAATAGCGTCATATCTACTAGGTAGAGTCTCTGGATTTTGAAATACATCAAACCGATTTAACTCTGCCATTAGAAGAATCTCCCGAAGAACCCTTTAGACTCATCTACTACACCTGGAATACCTTTAAGGCTTTCCAAGGGTAGCTCTAAAATTCTCTTATCTGTATCCATAACAGGCTCCGACCATTGCCCATTCTTATCTTTAATTCTAAATATTAACCTATCTCCATCTGGAATAGGGGCTATTTGTACATTACCTTTATTCAAGAACTCAAAGAAAGTATTCTTTATCTCTTGTTTGCTCTTACCTAAAGTAACTAAATCTGGAATATACCTAGAGAAATCTATCTTAACATCTGGAAATTGTTTGAATAAGTTATCTCCGTCTGAGAAATATCTCATTGATCCATCAGCTATATCCTCACTAACTCCACTTCTCTGTAGTTCACTTTTATAAAAAACTCCTGCATTTGACCCTTGATCGAACGAATGGAAGTTAGCTGTAAATAGCTCTTTAGATGCTTGATCTATAGCATCTCTGCCTCCACCTAGCATCATAGCTCTACCTGCAACCATAGTTACATAGTTGTTAGCTTGTTTCTCAAACTCAGATGTATTTGTTTTAGCTTTAAGTGACTTAAGGTATGGTGCCAGTTTGGACCTAGACATTCTCCTAACAGTAGCTTCAGATGAATCTGGGCTAATGTCAGAGAAGTTTTTCTTTATTGTGTTGTAGTTAGATATTACATCTAGTCCAAGTGCTTGAGCCTTAAGACCTTCTGCAGTCTGGGGGAACATAGCTGTCTCGGCTACTCCGGGGTTTAACCCTCCCTTCCCTCTCATTTCAGTAATAAGACCGTAATATTTTTCTTGATGAATACTTCTTAAGTCTTGCAATTTCTCTGCCAACTGTGTCTTCCCAATAAATCCAGATTCTGGCTTTAATTGCTCATTCATCGTAGATGATAGTTGAGATAAGTACGAAGATTTATACGGAGTCTGCATGAACTTAGGGACTCCGAGCTGATCTTGTCTCGAGGATACTATTTGCTCAGCTCTACCTAGTGCCGATCTGGCACCAGCTATATCTCCATTTGCCTCTAGTTGTAGGAAGTTATTGAACTCCCTATCTGCTTGAGGGTCATTAGCGTAAGTGTATTCTGACTTCATAGAAGCTCTAGCTCTTTGCATCTCATGCGCAGCCAGCGTTGACTTAGCAGCTCTCCCTGCTCTCTTAGCGAACAATGGGTCTTTAGCTATGGCTCCAGCTCCGAGGGATTCTAGCACCTTTTCTGTGCTTCCCACGAGGCTATCTATTCTATTTAAAGCCGTACTGTTGTTAGCCCATACATTGGAATCATTAACTTCTCCCTGCACTACCGCTATGGCCAAGGCTTCTTTTTGATTATTCTTAGTAGTTTCATCTCTCCCAGAGTTGTCTATTCTTGCAAATAAACCCTCTAATACTTGAGAATCCGCATGACCGGCTACTCCAGGTCTATATCTCATCTTATCTGAGGTAGTATCTGAGAAAGCAGCTTTTGCATTACTTATATCTGAGTCTAATTTCTTATTTGAAACTTTCTTGTTGGCATCCATTTTTCTAAGGATATCCAACATATGTCTTTTCTTATCCGCTGGAGTTATGAACCTAGACAGTTTCTCTGTCTCTGGCACTACTCCAGTTATGTCTATTGGCTTATCGAAGTTTATAATCTGCTCATCTGCTACTACAAAAGTCTGTCCAGATTCTGGATCAAACCCTGTAATCTTTGGCTCTACACCCTTCCTTCTTATTAGGATATCTCCGTCTGCAGTTACCTTCATCTTATCGATATCTGACTCTGGTACCCCTAGAACACCAGATAGAACTTTCTTTGCCTCCCCAGCGAACTCTTCATCTTCGAATAGTACTGGCGCATCTAGTTCTCTTATTGCATTTTTTACTTGATTATTGAATTTAATTGAAGATTCGAAGAATGAATTGGCAAATGATGCCGATCCGTTCTCATATATACCTCTAGCTTCGTTGTCTGTGTATATACCTCTAGCTACTCCAGAGGTTACATTACTACGTAAATCGGAAGACTTACCTTCTGCCATTGACTTGAGACTACCTCCAGTAGACTCTAATAATTTAGCATCTACTCCTAATAACTCTTTAGACCCAGTAGAAATAGCCTTATTTGTATCAGCTATAGTAGTTACTTTTAACTCTCTGGCTTGGAATAATTCTGCTGCCATTAAAGATTGTTGTTTAGCTGATGCATCCTTTCTAGAATATGCTTGAGATGCCATGTCAGTAGGTGAACCCCCTTTTACACCTTCATCAAAATCGTCTTCCCATTTCTTCATAGAATCTAAATAAGAGGTCCCGTCTTTCAAGAGTCCCGTCTTAGCATCCATTTCAGATTGAAAGTTTCTAGCTACTTCTTGTCTGGCCAACGATTTATCGTCTTTCCACGCTCGAGAGAAATTCTCTGCTTGGTCTACTTTCTGCTGTAATAGGAATTTATTAGCTAGATCTGCACCTTGTTGACCGATATTACTTATAGTTTTAGCTACAATACCAGCTCCAGAGGTATCTATACCTCCCGATTGCACTCTTTGATCTATAGTCCCTTGAGTAGATCTCAAGTTAAATGAGCTTATTTTTGGCATCTATATCTCCTATGGCGTTACGCCACCTTTCCCTGGTTTAACTTCTGCGGTCTTAGCTAACCCAAAACCTAGTGTAGCTAGTGATCCCAAGAATCCTGCTGTCTCTATCTGCTCTGCTGAACCTATTTGAGATTCTGCACCGATTCTAATCATGTTGGCTTCCCACTCAGCAGCTCTATTATTTCTATCTATCTGCTTTGCTGTGCTTTCCACTGTGTTTCTAATTAAAGCTCTACTGGCTTCACCACCAGCTAGCCCCGATCCAGCTACTTGAGCAGCTTGAGTACCTTGATGGACTAAAGCACTCTCCATAAGGAGTTCATTATTAACTTGATTTCTAGAAAGAACTTCATTTGCTTTTAGAAAGGATAAATGAGCTTGTTGCTTCTTAGCTTCTGCTTGAGCTTTAGAGGACTTATATTGTCCGTAAGCTGCTACTAATGTAGATCCTATAGCTAGTGCTGCCATTATCCTACCTCTCCAGTTCCTCTAGATGATATACCTAATAATATTATAGGATGTATCGATGTGTTTTCAACTATTATAGTATGGTCTATTTCAGGTGAGCCGTCTACACTAACTTCCTTTACACCAGTAAAGTCTGCGCCATAAGTCACATCCTCTAGACTAGTCTCTGAAGTCCCTACACTTATACTACCATTTGCTTTATATAGACGTATCCCGACCTTATCCACTCTATTTAGAGCTATTTGAGCATCCCCTATTGGAGAGCCTTGCTGTATAGGTGTTGTCTCTATTCTAGCTTTGGGTAGGATAGCTTCAGTAAACTGAGTCGCTACAAAATCTGGAGATGTTACATAGTAAGTTCCATTTATGAATGTAGCATGGCCAGAAGCAAGGATTAGAATAAGATCTACATAATCTTCAGCAACACTGCTATATACCTTTATAGTAGTAGTTCCAGGTACAAAAACACCTGGATCGTATCTAGAAGGTAGAGAGTAGTCATCTCCGTCTATATCCACGAAGTAAAGTCTATCCACACCTATTAGATTGGAATCGGTTGTTGTGATACCTTCTCGGTAAAATAACAGTAGTGAATCCTTAAATTGACTCCTCATTAGTAGTACTGGCAGCCCGTTATAGTCTATTAAACCTGATATATCGTTGAAATCTATGTTTATAGATGCCCATCCTAATACCCCAGATGATTGATCTATAGATATTACTTTCAGCCCATTGGCATTTATATATATTCTTTTACCAGAATAATCGTAAGTCATTCTAGTTATATTACTAACATCTGGACCTAATATCCCTATATTCCTAGTAACATATCCTCCATTCTCCTCAGAGAACGACATTTCTCTAACTACCTTTCCACCTCTTTCTACGAAATAAGTAGAGGATTGAGCCCTAAAGGCTAGTCCTACTGCATGACTTCCGTATTTAGATACTGATCTAACTCGAGTAGTGGCTACTGTAAATATACCGTCTGATCCGTCCACTATGAACTCTTCAGTAGAAGTACCCATAGCTATATATCTCTCTGGCAAAAGCCACAATATAGGAGATACCTCAGTAGTAGAAGGTACTACGTCGAATGCATTCTGATCCGATACGACCTCTCCTATTATCGGTAATGACATTCTCGCTAGGTTAAATACTACTGATGCCCACATAGAATCTATATTTGTATCTGTATTAGCGAATAATAATCTCTCCTCGAAGAAAGAAGTTACTTTAGGCCAGTTACCATCATACCAAGCTGGGATACTATTAAGTTCGTAATTCCCATTAGCAGCGGCAGCTCCAACAGCTGCCACTGTCACGACTTTAGCCGAAGTAAATGCAGTTATTTTATATAGATAATCTACTGAACCAGATCCCAGTATTAGATAACTTCCTATCATACCAGATGTAAAAGTATCTTCTATGGCTATTACTGTGTTGCCGCCCAAAAGCTCTAGGTAGTTATCTAAGTTCCTATTCACTACAAAAGGAGTGGCAAGTGCTACTCTCTCCGCTGCCGATAGACTTGGGTTACCGTATTTCTCAGCATAGTCCCTGTATGTTATTATGTTGAAATCGTGAGTTCCCGTTTTCTCTATTACTATAGGCTGTACTGCCCCATCTAAACTGGTGAGGAAGGTGAATTTATTTATTGTTATACTAGTACCGAATACAAAATCAGCCCAGTAAGTTATATTATCTGTTACGTTTATAGAGACATCACTCATAGTGAAACTCTCACTTGATCCGTCTTGCTGTATTCTTCTTATTACAGCAGAACTACTCTCTATAGCGAAGGCATATATGTCTAGGAATGTGAATAAATACCCATTATCCGACCTTCCAGCCCAATTGGACCCCATACATTGAGTAAGTCCACCCTCTGTATTCACTATGAAGTTGGTTACTTCCTTACCAGAATTAAAGTATTCTTTAATATCTGTTCTTCCTAGAAGTCTTGGATTTAATTCCCCATTAGAGAAACTGTATTGTGTGTATAGGAACTTGGCCATTATAACCTCGAGTCAAGAAATGTATCTATTTCGTAGCTAATAGGAGTTGATCCCATAGCGTTTAAGGATCCCGCTCTACTTACTATTAATTCAGCTTCGGCAAATAAAGCCCCTTGTAGTGCATTGTTTTGAGTTAGAGAATATGCCATCTCTGAAGCTAGTACTAAGTACCAAGCCTTATTGAAATTAGGAGTACGTTTTACGTTCTCATCTATCTCATATATGTATTTAATAAGTAATGTCTCTGTATTTGCTAGGATCTTACCACCCTCTACATAATACTCTTCATCGTTATATTCTGAAACTATTTTAAGGTGATCTGCTGGGAGATCGAATTCGTGCGTGTACTCGAATGCTGGAGTACCTGATGAGGTTAAAGTAGCTCTCTTAAGAGCAAAGTCCCAAGGAGTCATTTCTAGAGTGTACTTTCTAGTACTCTCTAAGAAATCACTGGCAAGTTTTGCCCTTTTGTTGTTATCACTCAAGGAGGCAATACGCTCCACACCTAGTCGCCCTAAAGCATTGTTTACGATTTCTAAGTCTGTTAGCATATCACCTCCGAGAAGATAGCAGAAACCTCACTAGGAGGGTTTTCTTTAATTAAGCGTTTACATATTCAATCTCAAAAGAAATTACTCCGTCAAGTACGTTACCGTCCATTACTTCAGTACAAGTAAGGAAGATTTGTGTAGCTTCAGCGAATTTCTTATGAATCCCTACAGTAGCAGCTTCAGCATACTGAAGAGCAGCTTGTCCACCACCATTAGCAGCTAGAACAAATGCATTAGGATCTTCAGCGTCTACACTGTTAGCTTTATGCCCTAGAGAGAAAATCCCTGTAGCACCTAAAGACTTGTCGATCTTAACTTTAGCAGCAGTAACGATTGAGTCAGCTGGGATATCTAAACCTAGAATCTCATCTCCAACCTGTGCAGCATAACCTAGTGTATAGAAATCAATCACTAGTCTTTTCTTACCTGCAATTTGACCCATCTCAACTTTCTCAGCTGGTTTGTTTATTCTTGCAAGCGTGTAGTTATCAGCGTTTTTAACAGCCATTTTTTACTCCTTGACTCCATTCCTGGCAGTCATTAAGGGGGCTCACACTGGAGCCCCATAATTAATTAAAGTTCTTTACAGATTACTTCAACAACTTGAACTTCTTCCATTCTTGAAGAACCCATAGTCAGTGATCCGTATACTTGATTAGCAAAATGCTTATCTTTTCTTTCGTCGATACGACCCATAACTTCTTTCCCTAATGCACAAAGTACAGCAGAGTTAGCAGTAAAAGCAACACAACGTCTACCTTCAGCAGCAGTTACAGTACCAGAAGTAGCCCCTGGAAGCGTAGCTCCAGTATCTTTATCATAGTAATGATCAGCAGAAAGGAATGGTAGTAATTCAGTAGACTCAAACTTGAATCCCATGAATGTATCAGCTTCACCATCAACTAGAGCTTTAACAGAGTTAAAGTCTGAAGATGTAACTTCTGTTGAACCTAAAAGGTCATCAGCTTGTTGAGCAGCATAAGCGAAAATTACCTTTTCACCTTTCTTGATTGCTTCTTCTTGCTTAAATTTCTTTCTTACAGCTCTAAGAGTCTTAATGTTAAGACCAGTACCTATAAGTAGAGTACCGTCATGAGCTGCAATTTTTTGAGAATCTGGAAGAGGAACAACATCTGTACCTTTCTTTCCACCATAAGCATTCCCTAAAAGACCTTCGATAACAACCTCATCGATATTTCTACCGAGGGCCATTGCGATTGCTTTAGCATACTCATTCTCTGGATCCATGATTGTTCTGATTTTATCTTCTTTATCAACTAAATCCGCATCATAGAAGTCTTCCATAGTAACCATACGTCTACTATGAGGAGTATCAGAGAATACGATGTCAGAATGTCTTCCTTCTTTTCTCTTTACTGATCTCTTTCCAATTCTGTCCCAAAATGCAGACTCAGCCGCTTGGCTTTCCATTCTACAGTATTGTCTAAGTCTTGAACCTTCTTGTTGTGCTAAGTGCATTACGTTTGATGAAAACTGATCCACCATTGACGTAGTAATTTGTTGTGACATATAAATCTCCTAATGTTCACGTTAATATAAATTTCTTTGTCGATGTGGTTATCCCGATGGGGCCTATCTGGTTTTCATCTTTAAGGGGCCTGAACAGGTTATCCCATGAAGTACGTAATTTCATTGTAATGGTAAGTAGTTGTTCGTGTCAAATAAAAAAACCACCCTATATAGGATGGCTTTTTTGAGAGACAATTTTAACACGAAGGTTAAATTTAAACACACACAATTATATTGTAAGGTTAATAATTCCCCGTGTCCACTATCTTCCTTCTTTCATTTTAAATAACTTACCTACTTTAGCTACTACATCTGCATGGGATGGGTGGCTCTTATTCCAATAGGCTCCTTTTCTGTCGCCCATGATCTCATTAATCTCAATATCAGCATCTGCTGGAGACAATGCGCCATCACTAGGTTTACCTTGGAATCCATCTTCCTTGAACAATTTCTGTCCAATAGCAGCTAATGCTTTAATTACTGCTGGGTTTGACCCGATTCTAGGATCGGCAAATACTGCTTTAATAGCTTCATCATTAACTACTTCGTTAAGAACTCGAGTCGCAATAGCTACATTAGGCTCATATGCTTGACCCCATTCAGTCTTTAATCCTTCTAGGTCAGACTTAATAGACTCTGCAGTAACACTAGCAGCATTATCTAGATCAGAATTAGCATTACCTTCCATCATCTCTACTAGCTTCTGTGCTTGAGCTAATGGCATACGGTTTTCTCTTGCGAAAGTCTTTAGTGCCGTTACTCTATCCTCAGACAGTTTGGACTCTTCTGCCCTATTTAATGTGTAATCTACTTCATTTGGCTTGTATCCTAGCTTCTCATAGAAAGCATCTAGCTCTTCTGGACTAGAGTTCTCTGTAGGAAGTACAGCTTTATTCATACCTACTTGCTTTTGTCCGTGAACATAAGACTTCATTAGGTTACTGTAGTTAATCTCCCCACTCTCTCTATCCACAAACCCTTTTAATGAGGGCTCTTCTCTCAGAGTTTCGTCCATCCCTTCTGGGAATTTAACTTGTAATTCCCCATAAATAGACTCTATTGCTGCGGCTCCTCCATCTGGAATAATCTCTGGTCCTGGCTCTGGAGCCCCTCCAGACAATGCTGAAGCTGGTTCGCCTTCTAATAATAAGTTCTCAAATCCGAATCTAAATTTCAAAATAATTCTCCTGGTCTTTCTGTTTCTGCTCTAATATTTCCACATAAGCTTCTGGACTTACGTTTAGTTGTTCTAATATCCTGTGTACGATAGATTTAGCACCGTCATTGTAGGCCATACCTATTACTGTTGGATTCTTATAATCTACTGAAGGTCCCAAAAGACCTACCGAATCTATAAGATCGAACAATACAGCTCTCCCCTCTTCCGAGGAGAACGTCTTATCGTATGCAACTTTTATTTTCTTAGCTTTTTTACCCAGTAGATCCATTCTCTGCTTCCTCTAGTTTCTTGATAGTGTCAGCTTCTTGATTCTGACTTTCAGCTTGTTGTTGCTGAGCTATCTGTTGTTGTCTCTGCTCTCTTATCTTCTTAACGTCCGACTCGCTTCTCATCAAGTCAGGACTAACATTGTATATCTTAAAGTTACGTCTTAGCAACTTATCACCATCAATTAAATCCATTACTTCTGGCTGGCTTCCAACAACAAAAGCTGTTGAATTGATAGCTCTAACCACGTTCTCAGACTGAGTAATTAACTGAGCTTGAGCAATAGTAGACCTATATTCAATCTCTAGGTCGAAATCCCCGCCCTTAGCATCTACAAACTCTTGTAGTTTATCTGGCATCTCATCATAGATCCCTGCTTGTCCGAGTACATGTACTGTTCTATTGATAGTTGGTTTGAGTAGCTCTGTATCCATACGACCAAGTTGAGGTCCCATGAATCTGATCTGCTCATCTCTTCTCTGTAGAGTCTCAGTAGCAGTCATTCTATCTTGAAGAGGAGTTACTAACTTATCTAACATGAAGTGTTTCTTAATCATGTTATGCACTTGCTCGAGAATATCTAATCCAACTTGAGGATTCCCACCTGTAAATAGTGGTTCCATTCTGTCTTTAGACCCTGATCGGTAGTAATTAACTCCAAAAGGTTTAATCTGTGGAGGAGTTAAGAATCCATTGTCAGGTATCTGCATAGGTGGAGCTATTGCTAGTTGAGCCCCTTGGATAGTTACTTTCTTCATAGCATTGGCCATCTTAATATCTGCCAATGTCTTCATAGCTGGAGATCTTCCGTAAGTCTCTACGTTAATCTTAGACCAACGAGGAGTAGCATAAGGCCATACTTCGAATCCAGACTTTCTTAAATACTTACCATTCTCCTTAAGAACATGTGTAGAAGCTATAGGGAAAGCTTTATTCCCGATCTCGCCTTTCATTTCAGCAGCAGATCTCTTTGCTACCTGGTGAATTATACTAAACTTCTTATTGGGATTAGATCTAATCTCATCTTGGATCCAACCTAGAGTATCCTTATCCATACTCTCTTCGAACTCTTGCATTACTTGACGACCATCGAACTCGTATTCACGAGATACGAAGTCTATAATACCTCTATTGTTCTCTCTCAAAACTAACTCATAGATAGGTTCAGAATAGTATCTAACCCCTGTCTCTTCGTCGGCTTCAATTCTAAGGCTTGCAGTCCCTATCGAACCTAAATCTAAATATACTTCATGAATCTCAGTCTGAAAATTAGACTGATTCATTGCTTTAATTGTCTTTAATGTTGAATCAAATAACCACTTAGCTACTTTCTCGTCTTCATCTAGTTTGGCATCTCCTGTAGATAGTCCGAACCAGATAATACTAGGATTAGTAAGCATGCCATGAAGAGCTGCAGCAAGATCATCATTAGCTGCAATTGCTTCTGTATCGAATAAAGTATTCGTGACTTTCTCGCCTTTAGTATGTTGTCCATATACATTATCTTTTCTAGGTACCACATACCTAGCGACTTGATCCCAATGGGAATCCCATGTAGTTCTATCGTTCTTTAGTTGATTATGTAGTTTAACGAGGGCCATGCCTCCACTATCATTGGTTACTACTTGTGACATTAAGTACCCCTATTTTGCTTATTAGTTCAGATGTATTATCTTGTAATGTTGGATTAGAAGCAAGTACAGAAGTAGTTAAAGCTTTAATTCTCTTTAACTCCTCTCTCTGTTTCTTGGTAGCTTCCTCATTAAGTATTGCCATTTTCTAGGCCAATACTGAAGTAAGTGAAGGTATAGTCGATACAGTACCCCCAACTAAAGTGGATCCACCAGTTTGCTCTCTAGATGTCAAAGCACTTTCACTTCTAGCTTTAAGTCTCTCACGTAGAGCATCTAACTCTCTACCGAGACCTTCTCTCAAATCGAAAGCCTTAACCTGTGTATCTACTTTAGCTATAGTGGGCTTCCCCTCTTCCGAAAGACCTGGCAATGTCTGACCTGCTTTTATGTCAACCATCATAGATGGCTTCATTCTACCGAAATGCTCCATCTGACTCTGCAGACGTTTCTCTTGTTCTGATTCTGATCTAGCCATAATTACTCCATTTTACCAATCTATTCTATCATATTCTTAATCTAGAATACTAGCAAGTTTTTTATCTCTCTGCCTCTTTCTGTACTCCCTACCCCCAACTATACTCTTACAACTCTTACTACAGAACTTGGTCCTCTCTGGCTGCAAGGTTGTGTAGTCAGATCCGCAGTGGGTGCATTTAGCTGGTACTCTTTTCTTCTTCTTCCATGTGTACTTCCTTATACGATCTAAGTGGGCTTTATTTTCATCAGATCCGTAGTACTTATTCTTCTTTGCATGTAGGGAGGCGTGTTTAGACCAAGACATACACTCAAGGTTATCTATATCGTTATCAGCCCTATCGTGATTTTTATGGTGGATAACATGGCCGTCTGGTATGTCTCCGTTAAAGCTAGCCCATATATGCCTGTGTATCAGACCATTTGGGTGGTGGCATGAATAATACCCATCCCTATTTTCATAGTATTTCCTACCGTTAAATTCCTGCATAATATCTCCGATTTAAAATTCGAATATATCGTAACCCGAGTCGGCAGCAACTGGCAAGTCACTATATCCTTGACGCCCAGAGCCAAAGCCTGGAAAATAATCACAGGCGAAGTATCTAAACCCATCGGCAGCATGAGATGCCCAATTATGTAAAGGCTTATCTGAATACACCTTTAGTTTAGTGTCAAACTTTCTCTCATATGCAGC